GGCATTAGCCCTTACGAGGATACCTTTTGCCGTCTAGACGGTGGGAAAGACCACAAACAAATTGATCAACAATTTCACGTGAGAAAAGTAATACAACATTTATTTATTAATTAACAATGGCACATCAGAGTACAGTAAACCCGGCACCAATTGTAACGCCGGGTGCCTTAAACAGTGCAGTAAGTTCACCTAGGACTACTGCAGAAGCTAGAGCACTTTATCTAAAGCTGTTCAGCGGAGAGATGTTCAAAGGCTTCCAGAATAATGCGATCGCTCGCGATCTTGTTATGAAGCGTACCCTTAAAAATGGACGCTCTCTACAATTTATTTATACAGGTCGTACCACGGCTGAGTACCATGTTCCTGGTCAAAGCATCATGGGTAATGATGCCGGAGCACCACCAGTAGCAGAGAAGACGATCACAATTGATGATCTGCTTATCTCTAGTGCATTCCTATATGAGCTTGATGAGACTCTTGCTCACTACGATCTTCGTTCGGAGATCTCCCGTAAGATCGGCTATGCTCTTGCAGAAAAATATGACCGCTTGATCTTCCGTGCTGTGACACGGGGAGCCCGTGCTAAGAACCCAGTCATGAAGTCTGGTGCAGAAGAGCCCGGTGGAACTCAGATTCAAGTAGGTGGAGGTACTGATGCTAACGATGCATATAGTGCTACTGCTCTAGTTGATGCATTCTATGATGCAGCTGCTGCACTTGATGAGAAAGGAATCAGCACTGAAGGTAGAGTAGGGGTATTGAACCCTAGACAATACTACAAGCTAATCCAACAGGTTGGAGAGAACGGTCTTATCAACCGTGATGAGCAAGGTACTGCTCGCCAACGAGGAAATGGTATCGTTGAGATTGCAGGCATTAAGATCTACAAGTCAATGAACATCCCATTCCTGAGTAATTATGGTACTAAGTACACACCTTCTTCAGGTAATGATGATACTGTCGATACCAATGTAGCTGATCCAGGTAATACTGGAGACTTCGTTGGAGCAGGTATTGAAGATGCCGAGAACACTGATTCTGGCATCAACAATGATTACGGTCAAACTTCTGACTTCGCTAACTCCTGTGGACTTATCTTCCAACGTGAAGCCGCTGGTGTTGTTGAAGCAGTAGGACCATCAGTACAAGTTACTAGTGGAGACATCTCAGTAGTATATCAAGGTGACGTAATCCTTGGCCGTTTGGCTTGTGGAGCAGATTACCTGAACCCTGCAGCAGCAGTTGAACTGTTCGCTGGAGTATCTACTAAGCCCGCACAGTTTGGTACTGTTCAGACAGCTGCTAACAATGCTGGTTATCAGTAAACTTTAAAATATATTAATTTTATATTTATACACGGGGAGTCTTCGGGCTCCCTTTTTTTTAATTCTAATTATGCCTATACCTACAACTAACGCTACACAAGAATTACCTGCAGTCAATGAAATACTAGCGTCAGTTGGTCAGGCGCCTGTAACCACTCTCGACCAAACCAACCCGGACGTTGCGATTGCTTACGACACACTATTACAAGTGTCACGAGAAGTACAGGCAGAAGGCTGGAGCTTCAATACAGAATATGACTACCCACAAACTACTACGAATAAACAATATGTCATCCCTAACAACATGTTACAAGTAGATCTTGCGACAAGTAGTGCCTCCAGTAGAGCAGCTGCTAATGGTAAGAATGTTGTAAGAAGGGATGGTAGATTATACGATAAGTATAACCACACCTTTGATATTAAAGAGGATGATACGGCAGATAATTTAAAGCTAGATGTAACTTGGTGGTTTGATTGGGTTGACTTACCAATCCCTATTCAAGATTACATCGTCTCTAGAGCAGCTGTAATCGTCTCCAGTCGTATTGTAGGAGACGGAGGTCAATACCAGATGCTACAACAGAAAGAAGCTTATACAAGAGCAATGGCATTAGAGTATGAAACCCAGCAAGGTGATTATACTTTCTTCGGTCATTCTAAAGGACAGAACTATTACAACAGCTATCAACCTTATCACGCACTTTATAGATAATGGCAGCAGTAACGCAAACAATCCCTAACTTCTTAGGAGGGGTATCAAAACAAACAGATCAAAAGAAACTACCTGGTCAAGTAAGAGACTGCCTCAACGCCTACCCAGACCCAACCTTTGGGTTGATGAAGAGACCAGGTTTTAAATTCATTAAGAACATATATACACCCTCTTCTGGAACTAATCCAGAACTAAAAGATGCTAAGTGGTTCTTTATTAAAAGAGATAACTTAGAGACATACATAGGATGTATATTAAATAAAGATGATTCTAATCATACCACAGCACCTATTAGAATTTGGAATAAAGATGGCACAGCTTGCACAGTTACTTATGAATCCAGTCCTGCTGATGCTAAACTATACCTCGATACAACTCGCAATAACTATGATGTATTAACAGTACAAGATACATCTATCATCACTAATAAGACTAAGGTTGTAACAGCTAAAGCAGTATCTACTGATTATGTAGCTAAATCTAAAGGAACAGTGCGACTTAAAACAGTTGCATACAGTATTAAGTATGAAGTTAATTTGAAAGTAGGTGGCACAGACTACCCTGTCAGCTTCACTACTATTAATGCAGAGGATCTAACTGCTGCAGATTCTGCTACAAACCCTTCTGATGAGAAGTATAACACTGCTAAAAGAATACTAGATTCATTGAAGACAGCATTAGATGCATTATCAATAAGTGGTCATACATTAACTGTAACTAAACTAGATGCATCACTAGAACTAGAATTGAAGACCACTGGTTCAGGTACACCTTATGCAGCTTTTGAATTAACAACATCTGATAGTCAAGGTGGTATCCATATTGATAGTTTCAATGAGAAGGTTAGAACTCAAGCAGATCTACCGGCTGAATCTACAAATGGAAGGTTAGCTAAAGTCGTTGCTTTAGGTGGTGCTAATGAGACATTCTGGCTTAAATTCTTTCCTAATACTGGTACATCTGGTAAGGGTAATTGGGAAGAAACAGTAGACCCAACAGTATCGGCAGGTATGGATGCAGAAACACTACCTCATGAATTGTTTAATAGTGCTCCTAATACCTTTGTGTTTAGACAACCTAAAGAAGCAGATGGTACTACATTAGCTTGGAGAGATAGAGTAGTGGGAGATACTCTTACTAACTCAGATCCTAGTTTTGTTGGTGAAACAATTCAACAAGCCTTCTACCATAACAATAGGTTAGGGTTCCTTACTAAAGATAATGTATCTATGAGTAAGGTGAATTCATTCTTTAACTTCTACTACACTTCAGCTTTAACGGCAACAGATTCTGATCCCATTGATATCAACTGTTCAAGTATCAGACCTGCTGTACTACATGCAGTTATACCAACTGCTCAAGGTTTAATCCTATTCAGTAAGAATCAACAGTTTATAATGTTCTCTGATGCAGAGATACTAACTCCTTCATCAGCAGTAATAAGAGGTATCTCTAACTATGAGATGGACTCTACAATAGACCCAGTTGATGTAGGTACATCGATTACTTTTGTAAGTAAGACTCCTAGCTATACACGTATCTTCGGTATGCAGACTAGAGGTTCTGAAGAGAGTCCTGTAGTTATGGATATTGGTAAGATTGTTTCTGAATGGGTGCCTGACACTATTAACAGTTTATTGTCTAGTCCACAGAACTCACTGATTGCTTTATATGGGGACAACAGTTCTCCATATGTAGGTGATAAAAAGATGTATATCTTTAAGACCTATTCTGTAAGTGATAAGGTGTTAATGCAGTCATGGTTTAACTGGGAATTACCAGGTAACATACAACACGCTTCTATTGATTCTGACACTATGTGGTCAGTTATTGAATCTAACGGTACTTACCATTTAATCAGTGCTAGCTTAACACAGACACCTGAAGAAACCATCATGACTACAGCTGATGGTCAGCAGATTAATCCACACATGGATATGTATACCGCAGCTACTAACGGTGCTTCTGGTGTCGCTGAGAAGAAGGTTGTCTATGATCCAACTGGTAACTTTTCTAAATGTTATATACCTTATACAGATTTAACTACACTTAACCCTGTAATCCTTATTGCAGGTAATGCTACACAGAACTTCTCTGGTGTAACTGAATTCGGTTTCACAGTGAACCCTACTAGAGCTACTGACAGTGATGGTACATACTTTAAAGTAAATGGTAAGGATTTATCATCTCAAGCTGCTAACGTATACGTAGGTTATCAGTATAACTATGATGTAGAACTACCTAGGACATACTATAAACTTAACCCAGATGCTTCACAAGTAGACTACACAGCTAACTTAACTATTGCTAGGATGAAGTTTGCTGTTGGTTTATCTAGTGTTGTAGGTTTTAAAATTAAGAGTAAAGGATACATAGGAGAGATAGCTGAGTTCACAGGAGACGGCTCTACAACCGACTACACCGTACCGTTCTTACTTAAAGAAGAGAACGGTATCAAGGTTACTTTAGATGGTGCCAGACAGGCTTCTACAGCTTACACAGTGACATCTACGGACACAACTAGTACTGTTACTTTCGGTACTGCTCCTACGGGAGAAACAACAGTAGCTAATAAAGTCACTCCTGCACAGAAAATAGCTATCACTACTGACACTTGGTATGACTTACAGCCATCCTCAGAAGCAGGTCAATACCTAGCTGACGATGTACCACTAGTAGAAGATAATGTATTTACCGTACCTATACATCAACGCTCAGAAAACTTTAACGTAAGAGTCTTTAGTAACTCTCCATTCCCTGTCTCACTTACATCTATGATGTGGGAAGGACAGTATTCACCACGATTCTACAGAAGAACTTAATGTCCACAGAACAAGAACGAGAAGAAGACGCAGTAAAAAGCGACGAGCTAATCAAACTAGCTAGCGGTAAAAACAAAGAAGCTGATAAATACTTACGCATGATTGGTTACGTCTGGCGTGTCATGGATGATATCTATGATGGAGACTACCCAGTTACACGTGGAGATGTCTTAAAGGTTATAGAGTATTTATTTATAGACATACCATCCAACCGCTTCTTCATCCACCATCGTGATAAATTAAGCTCTCAGCATATAACTGCTTATAATGCTTGGACAGCTGCGAATAGATGGAGTGAAGGTAATTTAGAACAAAAAGTATTCAGTCATGTATGGCGTGGAGATTATCAAGCAGTTGTAGGTTTAGTTGCTCTATTAACTCAAGGTATAGATCAAATGAAATTAGTAGACCAGAAGGTGAAAGAAACATTCGGACCAATAGGAGAAGATTTTGACATCAACAAACTAGGAGAGTAAATTAATGGGATGGTTTAATAACGGTGAGCAGGCTGGTAAAAAGGCTGACAAAAGGTATGATAAACAAGTTGAGATAGCCTATAAAAATGCTAAGGATCAGCGTAAGTATGCAAAGGAGAGTCAAGAGTTAGCTTATAACGACGCTGTACTCGGTAAGACAATCCAAGAAAGAAACCTAAATCAGCAGATGCTCTGGCAGGAGAGTACTGCTATGAGAGGTTGGGATCATGAAGTCCAACAAAGAGAAGCTGAATTTAACTCTCAAGTAGCTGCATTCAATAAATCAGAACGACTGTTTGGTGCTCAAGTAGACTTAAATGAATATGCTAGGTCTATGGCAGACACATCTGCTGCTGCAGTACAAAGTGAAAGATTAACTGCTGTAGGCTTTGAAGGAATGAAAGCAGATCTTGCACTCAGTCAAACTAAAGTAGATATAAATCAGAAAAGAGAAAGTCTGAAACTTGGAAGAACTAAACAAAGATCAGATATTAGTCTACAGAAACAAACTGCATCACTACAACAACAACAACGTAGAGCAGAAGCTGCTTTCGGTAGTGAGAAGCAGCTTGTTGAACTGATGCAAGCAGCTGGAAGAGCTGGAGCAAAGGGACAAGCAGGTAGAACGGCTGATAAAAACATCCAAGCAATCATGGCTACAGGTGGTAGAGCACAAGCACAATTAGCAGATCAAATAACTAGAGGTGATTCGGCTTATAACCTCACTATGATGGGACTTGATCAAAGCCTTATTTATGGTGCAGAGGAACATAAATTAGCTCAATCAAAACTTACTACAACAGGTGCTTATGCTGATCTTGCATACGGTTTAGGTGTAAAAGAACGTGATGCTTCTAAAGATAGTATTAGGTCAGCTTATGGACGTGCATTGAAGAAGTCAGAGTTTGATGAATATGGTGCAAACTTAGCAGCAGATGCTAAGAGAATGGCAGAGCCTGGGTTCGCTCCATTACCACCTAAACCTTTAGAACTACCAAGAGCTATATTGATGGATCCTATGCTACCTATGGAACTACCTAAAGTTAGAAAGGGAGCAGGTTCAGGAGGAGTAGGCGCTGCTCAAGGAAGAGCTTCTGATACAGCTATGATAGTTAATGCCTTCGTCTCACTAGCTACTGCTGGTATCGGTGCTATGTGTGATATGCGTGTTAAACATGAAGTATCTCTACTTGAATATACTGAAGTAAATGATGCTCTAGCAATGTTAGCATTCGCAGTGAAGGAACTACGTGAGTACTCTTGATAAGATAAGGCAGTTAGTACCTATACAGTTTAAATATAAACAAGATAAAGAACAACTTGTTAGGGCTGGTTTCTCAGCCCAACAGGTTCAACAATTATTTCCAGATGCTGTTACGACAATAGATGGAATACTCCACATAAAATTAGATGTACTACAAAAGTACATAGCTCAAGCTTATGACGAACTTCTACGGAAGAATTAACAATCAGTACTATGGCATTTCAAGGCTTTGCAAGAGAAGAACAATTTTCCACCAATCAGATTAATATAGACATCAGATCAGCTATTGATAGCGATTTAGCGGAAGCTAAACGCATGTCTGGATTCATGTCTAAGAACTCACAGATAGCAGAAGAACATAGAAGTATGTATCTCAACGCTATGATAAATAAACATGAAGTAGAGAAGAGAAATAGAGAAGATAACTTTAAATTCTTCATGGATAATAGGGAAGCGATCCAGAAGCAAGTAGAATATAACAACAGTGTAAAGGCTAAAGATGCTGAACGTAGTCACCCCCATATAAAGGGTTTAGATGCAATTCTAGGAGAAGGATTACTTAATCTTGCTGTAAATCTTGGTAGTTCTGCTATCAAAGGAGCAATTGCACGGTCAGGGGAAGCAAAGGCTGAAGCTGAAGCTAAAGACCTAGCTAGTTACAAAGCTCTTAACAGCTCTGCTAATCAATCACCAGAACACCGAAAGGAACTTGGCAGGCTTACTGAGTTATATAAGCAAGGTGCTACTGAACAGGTCGAAACAGCATTAGCCAGCCCTGACCATATTTTCCATGGTGATCCCTTTGTCAACGCAGAGAATATCGCAGCTTCTACCAGGTTAACAGATATAGAAAGGCAGCAAGTACAATACAGTACAGAGAATGTAGCTAGAAACGGGCAAGCCTGGGCAGAAGACCAAAATATTGAGATAAGTGGTGCTCCGTTTAATTTAGCTAATATAGATGGTGCGAACCAAGCAACTCAAGATGCATTCTTTGGAGAGTTACGCGAACGTTTCCATCATGAGTTCCTACCAAATGACTTAAATCAAATTTCTCAAGGTGATGCGGCTTACGCATATCAAAAACTGCAAGATCGTTGGCAAGCGGCGGGCAGAAAAAGCCAAGTTGCTAGAGCGAAATTTGAGGAACATACTCGTATTCATAGGGGCGCAGAGATAGCATTAAATAACGGTGGTACAAATAGCTTATATAATTATATGGTTACCGGACTTGATGAGAGCGGTAATAGAATTCCAGGAAGCCCAGTATGGACACAAGGTCGATCTGAATCAATATCAACGTTAGGCGACATGATTGAGAATGGTTTAATCGGGGCTGATACGGCTCGTGATTTAATGGGAAAGACTTTTTCTGCTACTGATCCACGGTCACTTAATGAGCAGCTAGATTCAGAAACTCCCTCTGCAACAGCTGTAAGGTTTAAAGAGCTTACTGATAAGTTAACTATACAAGAACAAAGAGATCAAAAAATAGAGCAAATAGAAATTGATAATATGGCTGAAGATCTTAAAGATCAAATAACCTCTGGTATGGATCAGCAAGAAGCTATAGGTATATATTACTCAATACAAAGCGGTGAAATGAGTAAGGGCTTTGGAATGGTGAGCAAAGCTTTAAGGCAAGAAGTATTAACAACAGCCTCGATTGCAGCTGGTATTACTGAAGCTCCACAAGTAGAAAGTATTGGAAATAAATACGCAGTACAGTTATTCCCAAAAACCGAACAGAACACTTGGGTTAGTACACTTTTTAGAAATGCTGAGGATGGTAAAAGTATAGACCTCAGTACATATACAGGTCCTAATGTAAAGATGGTTCAAGAGCAAGGTGCTCACCTATTTAAAGATTGGGTAGCTGGGCTGATAGATAGTAACGGGTGGGATCCTAGAGATCCACGTGTGAAAGGAGTAATCTTGAATAAACTGAGCACAACTGACGATCCAGACGTTAAGAGATTAACAGAGAAATTACAAGTAGAAACAAAGGATCCTGAAACAAAGATATTGTTTCCAGATGGACCTAGGCTTAAAGGTTTTACAATGAGGACTGTTCCTAGTGATGGAGTGAAAGAGTATAATAAATTGCTAGCTAGAAATCCTGCTATCCGACCTGCGCTTAATGAAGTAAATTATGCTTCACTTGAAGACTGGGCACGTAACATAAGCACAGCTGTAGGAGATGATAATATATCCCAACAAAATGCATTAGGACGTAGACACCCATTAGTAGATAGGATGTTAGAAAAGAACCCACTACTTACTCCAGGTACAGTATATAATGCAGCTGTTAAACATTTTAAAGATCAAGGCATGGATTACCAACCTTTACCAGAAAGCCAATTCTTAAACCAAAAAGAGATGAGGCAATTAAATGATAGGTACGGACTTAACTTCAAAGGAGCTAGTCAACCTGTTAAAACTGTGATATCAGGTGGTGGTCAGAGGATGAATGCAGCAGCTAGTTATCTTACTTGGAAGGATAATAAGAATACATATACGTCAGCAGTAGGTTCCTTTGAACGTTTAGGTTTTCAAATAGGTGGACATCCAACACGTGATGCTGGTGGTACTAATACTTATACAGATCCTGCTCATTCAGCAGCTGGAGATCATCCAAAAGGCCAAGCTTTTGATATAACACACCAAACAGGTGATTATAATGAATCAATTAGACTGACAAAGAAATTGAAAGAAGCTTTAAGGATACTTGGAAAGTTTGAAGTGATAATAGGCCCTGGTGATGGTGATCCAGATCATACAGAACATATTCATGCAGGCAGGTTGACAGGGCCTATTACAAAAGAAGACGAAGCATTCATTCAGAACCATGTCTTTGGAGGTAATAACTAATGGAACAGACACCAGAAGATACATTCGCAGCGCTAGCAGCATTAGAGGAGGAAGAAAGATTAAGACGGGAAGCTGAATTAGCTAACCTACAACCATCAGCAGTAGGTAACCAAGGACCAGACTTTATACCTGGTGAAGCAGAAAGGGCTATAGCTTTGAGAGAAGCTGCAGCAGCGGTAGCAGGACCACCTCCTCCTGAATACACACCATTCCGTGAGTTTACAGGAGATAAATATGAAGAAACAGAAGATGGTAGAGGTAGAGAAACTGATGAGTATATTCGTTATAAGAGAGCTGAAGAACAAGTAAAGGGGTTTAATGAGAATCCTATTGTTCAGACTTTACAAGGCGGAGCTGATATTGCTAATTCTATTGTACAAGGTACAGGT